CTAGCAATTGCTTGGTCCATTCGCGACATACCCACTTGTAAGAAGAGTTTTCTCCTGGTGGAGTCCAATCAAATGAATTTGCATCATCAGCTCTAGCGTCTAAAAATGTTTCAATGGTGTCGGCATCGGTGTCGTTCACCATGAAAGTGAGAGACCATTCTTTTGGGTTTTGATTGAGCCCATATTTAAGACGTTGCTCGTAACCATCGCCAAATTGAACTGTGCGAACTCGTGGCTGACTGCGCTTTTGCGCATCAAAAGTGGGAGCAATGGATGGAAAAGTGGCCATAATTAACTATCGGACAAGAAGGCCGCCAGGGCGCTGTTGCTTGACGATTTCTGACTGCACCGCTGCACTGACAATGCTCGCCAGTGCTTTTGCTTGGCCTTCGTCGCCTTCCGTTTTTGTGCCTTTCGCGTCCACGTTAATAGTAATACTAATGTCACCATTGCCACCTCCCATCATCTCCACTGGAATGGAGCGACCATCGGGCAATGGCACGATCGCTTCATTGTAACGACCTTCACCAATCAATCCCATGGTTGGACCGTTGACAATGCCTCCGTTCGCGAAAGCTTGGAATCCGCCTTCCCATACAGCACCATTTGCTGCACCAAAGACGGCAGGACTAAATTTAGGGCCTCCTGCGCCAAAAGCTCCAGAGAAATTGCCAACACCCTTCGGGAAAATGGCACCAGCCCCCGGCAGAAGGCTCATGGCTAACCCAATGATCTGCATTTCTATCCATTTTGCAATCATCTTGGCTGCCATGTCCAAGAAATAACTAGCAACGCTCTGGAAGAATCCAGCGAGAGCTTGTTGTGCTGACATGGATCCAGAAATCACACCTTTGAATGATGTTGCAAAAGCATCGCCAATAGCTTGCGCAGCGCCAATAATCTGATTAGATGCTTTCATTAGCTCCGCCAACTGATCCTTTGCTGCGGCATAGCCAGCCCCCAACTCCCCACCAGTCAGTTCTGGCATTAGATTGATATCCGTGCGGAATGTGTCAGCGCCAACTCCTCCCGCCTCAAATGCGCGTTGGCGAGCTTCTCGCGCCGCTTTAACCACGGCATCCAGTATTCCATATCTTTCGCGCAAAAGACGATTGATGTCGTTTTCATGCTGTAATTGCTCTTCGCTTCTATCAATCTCCAGCAATTGCATTCGCAAGTTATATTCTGCTTGCTTGATTCTGCCTGCATCAAAATCTTTTTGAATCTTCGCCTTGCGCGTGCCTATTTCAAGTAGACGCTTGTCCGATTCGTAAGAAGCAACCGCCTCTTCATCTTGATCGGCACGAGCCATTGCAATGTTTTGATCAATTTGCAGAATACGAGAGCGAATGCGAATTTCCTCTCGCAACTGCTTGAGCACTGCCTCCAATGTCTGCGCTTCCTTCGCGGCCCGTTCTGCAGCTTTGGCGGCTTTGTCGGCGGCTCCTTTCTTGCCACCTTTTGCGCCGCCTTCACCACCACCCGTGATAGCCTCCATAGCAGCATTAGACACGACTGTGCCCGCTGCTTGCGCTCTCGTGGGAAGCCCCAGCTTTCCCCTTGCCGCTAGTTCACGTTCCTTTAGTAGCGGAATACGATCTAGCACGTCCGCAGGTGTTGGAGCGCCAACCAGTGGGGCAAGGGAGCCAAGCAGTCGAGTTGCCAATGGCACTCCACGCTGTCTTTCAGCTTTGATTGCCTGCAGAGTTTTTTGCGCAGTTGTCTTGTCGCTCAACGGCACTGAGCCTCCGTAAAGCGCCGCTTGGCCACCCGCCTGTCGCTGTCCTCGCAACTTGGCAATCTCTTGATTTGCTTTAATTGCATTTCCTAGTCCAGTGACAATTAAATTGATCGCAACGGTGATAATGCCAATGGCGGCGATACTTTTTAATGCTGTGACAAGCGTTCCCACTGGGCCAACTGCGGCTGTGGCATTGCGAGAGAGAAGTGCCATTTGTAGCTGAGTACCAGCCAGCGTCGATCCAGCTACCGCGCTCGTTCGCTGCAGTAAGCCCATTTGCACGTTAAGAGCTATAAATCGAGCAATAGCCGTACTTGTACTTGCGATTAGGCCAAGAAGAATTTTGCCGCCCAGCAAGCTAAAGACAGCATTTACCAAGAGTACATTGGTGTAAACTTTTAGCAAAAATCCGGCAATAGGATTGCCTGCAATTGCCAGTAGAAGCTTTCCAACGTTTAATAATACATTGCCAAATAATTCAAAAGTCGGCAAAAGCCCTTTCAAATTATTTCCAATACCTTCCAGTGCTGGCCTCAATCTTTCCAATTCTTGTGCAAATGCAGCGCCCTGAGGTGTTTTAGCGGCAACACCTTGAAGAAAAGCAGTGAAGCCATCGGCAGCAATGCGAAGACCGTCTGTCAACGGCTTTACCACTTGATTCATGAAGTTAACCGCTACCGGCTCAAATGCTTCATATAGCTGCCGCAGCGAATTTTGCATGCGATTGATGCCGCCTTGGAACGTGCGAGCAGCACCTTCAGCTCCCGGTCCAAATTCTTGCTCCATCACAACGCGAACGTTTTTCAGAAGCTTCACCATATTTTGCCCTTTGTACACGCCATCTTCCAGAGCTTTAGAAAACTTGCTGATCGCATCTGGTCCCTTGAAGCCAGCGGCTTCAGCAAACAGAGCCATGGATCCAGGGAGCACGTCTCCTAACTGCCCCTTAAGTTCTTCGCTCATCACTTGCCCCTTACTTGCCATTTGCGAAAAGGCATAGATCACACGATCCACCTTGTCAGCACTCATGCCAAATGTGGCCGCTCCCATCGAAATACTTTCAAATAAGCCGCGAATTTCCTCGCCCCGGAATCCAGCAGGCTCCATGGATGCGTAAAGCTTGGTAAAGCCATCACGCGCCGACTGAATAGGCACGTTGTATTTATCGACAATGCTCAGGATAAATTCGTTTGATTTTGCAGCCTCAGCAGCACTTGGCGAGATCGCATTGAGCGTATTTCTAAAGCTCTGCAGTTGTCCTACTGCTTGCCCAACTTGCCCCGGAAAATCTTGAACAAACGCCAATAGCTTATAGGCTTGCCCAAACAGGAGCACTTGCTTGGTGGCAAAAGCGAATTCACTGCCCAGTTCCCTAATGGTTCCCGCGCCGGGAAGAGACAATCGCCCAAGACCGCCAAAGGGATCCCCTCCGCCACTAGGGCGTCGACCTCCACCTCCGCCGCCTCCGCCGCCTCCGCCACCTTGTCCGCCTCCGGTCGCTACTAACGCCCCAGGAGCTTGATATGGAACAATTGCACTCAGCGAACGAGCGGCTCTGTACGACTGGCTGTACGGGGAGGGTGCTCTTCCTGCGCTTCCTCCCATTACATCCACTTCTCTCAATGCCGAACGCACGCGGGCTTCCCTTTCCCGTCGCGCAAGCATTTCTGCCCTTGTTTCTCCATCGCGACCAAGAGCGCCTGTTGCATAAGGAGACGCGACTCTGCCCACGCCAGCAGGCAGCAGCCCAGCCACCCTTCCACCGCCAAGCATTGGCATTCCCGCAGCGCCAAGATCTCTAACTTGCACTCCGCGAACAGCAGCGTTCAATCCATTGCGCACTGCATCAACAAATGCATTAGCGGCATTGCGCAAGGCTTCCTTCAGTGCTGGATTTAGAATATCTCCAACTAAGCGCTTCTGCTCGGCAAAAGCAGAGCCGGGGAGTTGCGGGAACGCTCGTCCCGGAGCCAATGCCATGGTCGAGGTCGTGCTTACGCCTCGAGCAGGAGGAACCATGGCCTCCCAGTTAATAGCAGGAAGCCGCCTCCTCTCCGCTTCTTGTGCCCTGATCACTGCAGGGTCCATTCCGAGCATGCGGAAGACTCCGCGAGCAAACGTATCCAACACTCTTTCAAGCTGGCCACCGCCCGGCTCATTGCGCATGCGCATTTCCATGCCAGAGGCAGTCTTTCCGACCATCCCCTGTGTGCGCATGTATTCCATCAAATCAGGGAATCCAGGAGGTACTCCGCCCTTTCCGCCTTGAACATTCGCTTTTACATTGACACTGATTCCACTAAGAGATTCCGTGACGGCCTTCTTAAACTCTCTTACATCTGCCTGCGTAATGGAAGGCTTGATGCTTGTGCCAATACGAATTTTGCCTCCAGCATTCTCTAGCGCGGGTGAACCTTTGATAGTCTTGTTGATGCCAGCAACAACACTTAATACATCTTTCTGCGTGACAGCGGAACGAATGCTGACTGGTATTTCTACCGCTTTTGTCTTAGAAAGAGCGTCAAGCCTTGCTTGAATTTTTTCAAACTGATCCTTGGTAAGTCCGCCAACGATATTCAGTTCAATGTTAAATTTTTGACGCCCCAAGGATTGCCTAAGGCTGTTCAGTTCGTTTTTTATGACAGTGCGATC